ACCCCACCCCCTCAAACGCATAAATAAGTCTGAAGGAGGGAAACAGATATGCTAAAAATTTCTATAAAAATTATAGTAAAAATTGTCAAAGATTTGACAAAGTAGGGTAAAAAAAAAGTCCCCAGTGACAAGAACTGGGGACAAAGGCTGATAGCCAGAAGGAGACATACAAACAGTGACCCCCCTTGCGGGTTGTCAGGTCCGAGTATACACTCCGCCCAACTGGGTGCAAGCCCTGCTTACGGGAGACCCCCGCTTTGTTAGACCATTTACAACAGATTGAGTACGAACCCGAGGTGCTAGACGCACCCGACGAAAGCTTTGTCCCTTTCAAAAAGGTGCAAGCTGCTGATCTGTTACAAGCGCAGGTCAACACGGCAGACTGGCTAAAGGAGCTGGGCGCCGAAGACGACGAAGAAATTGAGCAGACTGCCCAAGCTGCAGCCGCCAGAGAAGCATTTACCGCGCTGACCACGGGCGCCCCCGACCCCAAAACCGCTGTAGCCAACGTAACCACGCCTCCGGCGGTTCGTAAGCTAGTAACTATGTTGTCCGCATATGACTGGCAGTTCGTGGAGGAAGCGGGAAAGATCAGGGGTAAGGCGGTAGCGCAGTTGGTAGAAGAAATGGAGCACCCTGATGCCCGCATAAGACTAAAAGCAATTGAGCTTTTGGGTAAAGTTACTGAGATCGGACTGTTCACAGAGCGCGTAAGCGTGAAGAAAGAAGAACTAAACGACGAAGAACTGGATGAGAAGATCCGTGAGAAGCTGGCCCAGTTACAAAAGACTGTGGAGGCGGAGGCTACTGAGCGCGAAGAACGCAACGCAGACGCTGAGGACGTAGAAGTCAAGGAAGAAAAGAATGAAACTGAGTAATGCAGAGATAAATGCGTTACTTAAAACGCTGACCCCACACCAAAAGATTGAGTTTTTGGAGGAGTTGGAGGAGCAGGAACGTCGTGCCAAGCTAAAACTGGCGCAAAACAGCATGATTTCCTTTGCCCATGCGATCTACCCCGGGTTCAAAGAGGGTCCGCACCACAGGAAACTGGCGAAAATCTTTCAAGACATCGCAAACGGGGTCAAAAAGCGTGTGATTATCAATATCGCACCCCGTATGGGTAAGTCTGAGTTCAGTTCTTACCTGTTCCCGGCATGGTTTCTGGGCCAGTACCCAGAGAAAAAGATAATTATGGCGACGCATACTGCGGGTCTGTCAGAAGACTTTGGTAGGCGGGTGCGAAATTTGATTGATTCCGATGAGTACAAGCAGATATTTCCAAAAACTTTGGTCGCAGATGATCAAAAAGCTGCAGGAAAATGGTCTACTGGTGCTGGCGGTCAGTACTACGCTGTTGGTGTTGGTGGTGCTTTGGCTGGTCGCGGTGCCGATCTTTTCGTTATTGACGACCCACATTCCGAGCAAGACATTAAAGCTAACAGCCGAGCTACATTCGATAATGCTTGGTCTTGGTTCCAAACAGGTCCGCTCCAGCGACTGATGCCAAACGGCGCAATTATTGTGATCATGACGCGCTGGTCGTTGGTGGACCTGACGGGGCGGCTAATTAACTATCAGATGCGAAACCCTGACTCAGATCAGTGGGAAGTGGTGGAGCTGCCAGCGATTTTGCCCTCCGGCAAAAGCTTATGGCCCGAGCAGTGGCCTGTGGAGCAGTTAGAAGCCAAGAAAGCCAACATGGACGCACGGTACTGGAACGCTCAGTACATGCAGCAGCCAACGCTGGACTCAGCCGCGTTCATTAAACGCCAACACTGGCGCATTTGGGAGCCGGAAGATCCTCCACAGTGTGAGTTCATCATACAGAGCTGGGATACGGCGCATGAAGCCAAGACCACCAGCGACTATACGGCCTGCACAACGTGGGGCGTTTGGTATAACGAGGAGGAAAACAACCGGCCTAGCGTCATCCTGCTGGATGCGTTTAAAGATCGGATGGAGTTTCCAGAACTAAAAGAAGTAGCGCTTAAGCATTACAAAGATTGGAACCCCGATGCGTTTCTGGTGGAGAAAAAAGCAGCAGGAGCGCCGCTGATACAAGAACTAAGAAGAATGGGTATACCGGTGGATGAGTTCACGCCAAGCCGGGGCAACGACAAGATCGCACGAGTAAACGCCGTATCAGATTTGTTTGCGTCAGGGACGGTTTGGGCGCCTGATAGGCGGTGGGCTAAAGATGTTATCGAAGAAGTTGTGGCCTTTCCGGTTGGAGAGCACGACGACTACGTGGACACGATGACGCAGGCGTTACTGCGGTTTAGAAACGGTGGGTTTATCACGCTGCCAAGCGATGAAGAGGACTCGCCAACACAATGGAGACGCCGGTCAACGGCTTATTATTAATGAGTAACTTTACCTGCATGTACTACCAACAGGCTATGCCGCCTGCGTTTTGTGACTACGTTCTTAACAGCCTTTGCTGGGAGGACAGCGCTAAAGGTTCGGTTATGTACAACGGCACAAACCTACAAACAGACGCCATAAGACAAACGGACATTCTTTCTGACAACCTTATGTCGCCGCTTGGCTCAGTGTGTAAGAACTATTTGGTTGACGGTAACGTAAAAGGCCAATGGGCCAATAGCTTGTGTGATTTTGATTTGGTGCAGATCCTTCGCTACACAGAGGGTGGGCACTACAGATGGCATAACGACTTGCTTCCGGTTCAAAACGGTACGCAGCGCGCAGCATCCTTTGTAATACTTCTAAACGATCCATCCGAGTTTGAGGGTGGGCTACTTCAAATAAAAGACAAAAGCGATAACTTGCTCAAAAACAAGGGCGATATCGTTGTGTTTGACTCGACTGCAATGCACCGTGTTACACCCATTACAAAAGGTGTTCGGTATTCAGCGGTTTGTTGGGCACGCACTTCTTGTGAGGAATAAATCATGGCAGTCGATAAAGCACTAACGCAAGCTCCAATTGGCATAGAGGAAATGGCTCAGCAGATGGGCATGGAGCCAGATATTGAGATTGAAATCGAAGACCCTGAGTCGGTAAGTATTAAGACCGAAGGGTTGGAGATTGAGATAGAACCCGGTGAGGAGGAAGAAGATTTCTACGCCAACTTGGCAGAAGAGATTGATCCCAGTGAGCTAGATAGCCTTGGCTCCGAACTTCTGGAGGACATTAAAACCGATCTTGGCTCACGCAAAGAATGGGAAGACACCTACAAGCAAGGCTTGACCCTGCTGGGTTTGAAGTACGAAGAGCGCACGGAGCCGTGGAATGGCGCTTGCGGCGTGTTCCACCCAATGATCACAGAGGCTGTCGTACGCTTTCAGTCAGAGACAATCATGGAGACCTTCCCTGCACAGGGTCCGGTTAAGACCAAGATCATTGGCAAGCAGACTAAAGAGAAAGACGAAGCTGCTCAGCGGGTAAAAGAGGACATGAACTACGAACTGACCGAGCGTATGCCGGAGTTTCGTAGTGAGCATGAGCGCATGCTGTGGAATCTGCCAGCTACGGGTTCAGCATTTAAGAAGGTCTACTACGATCCATCACAACAGCGTCAGATGTCGGTGTTTGTACCCGCTGAAGATGTGATCATTTCGTACGGTGCCAGTGGGATTGAGACTGCCGAGCGCGTAACGCACCGGATGTATAAAACCAAGAATGAGATCCGCAAGCTGCAGGTAGCTGGGTTTTACTTGGACGTAGATCTGGGCGATCCGCCACGGCAAAAGAACGAGATTCAGGAGCGCAAGGACAAAGAGACAGGTTTAAGCGCGCTTAACGATGATCGGTACATCATTTATGAAATGCACGTAAACCTTGACCTGCCCGGGTACGAGGACAAAGATGACAACGAACCCACAGGCATAGCGCTGCCTTACGTGGTGACTGTGATGGAGGGTACGGGAGAGATTCTGGCTATCCGTCGCAACTACTACGAAGACGATGAAACCAAATCCAAGCGCAATCACTTTGTGCATTACATCTATATCCCCGGCTTCGGGGTGTATGGCTTTGGACTTTTCCACCTAATTGG